ATGCAGTACACCGAAGTGCACGCGTCGGAGATCGTCGACGCTCTGCTGAAGCACCCTACGCTGAATTTCCTGGATAAGGGCGAGTACCTGCGCAAGGGCGAGTGTCCGGACTGCCGCAAGCGGGAGCTGTTCCTGCGCAAGTCTGAACCGTATCGGGTGATGTGTAGCCGGGAGCAGAAGTGTGGTTATTCAGAGTCCACCCGCGAACTGGTACCGGAGCTGTTCACCAATTACGTGGAGCGTTTCCCTCAGACCAACGAGAACCCGAACGCCACCGCAGATGCTTACCTGAGCCATAACCGCGGTTTCGCCCTGGTCAAGCTGCGGGGTTGCTACCAACAGGCGGTGGAACGGATCGAGGTCAGCGACGGCGTGTACGAGCAGGTACCGTCGATTCGTTTCTACCTGGATGCCGAGCGCACCCGCTACTGGGCGCGGCTGATCGATAAAACGAAGAAGGACGGCCAGAAAGCCCACTTCGCCGGCAAGCGGAAACCGGACGGCACCCTGTTCCGTGGCGACTACTGGATGCCGCCGAAAATGGAGATCCAGGAAGGCGATACCGTGTTTATCGTCGAGGGGATCTTCCACGCGATCGCATTCTGGCTGGCAGGCTTCAAAGCGATCGCAGCGTTCAGCTGCAACAACTTTCCCGCGGCCGCGATCGAGGAGTACAAGGGCAAGCGGATCAGTTGGATGCTGGCCCTGGATGACGGCGAAGCGGGCCGCAAGTATGCGCTGAAGTTCTACGAAGAACTGGAGGAGCGCAAAGAGCGGAGCGCCATCTACCTGACCGGCGACGAGCGCATCGACTGGGACGATCTGTACCGCACCAACGACCTGAATGCCAAGTTCTTGGCCGACTGCCGGTACCGCGGCGACCTGTTCAAGGCGCCCAACATCAAGGTGATGGCCTACCACTGGCACCTGAAAACAAAGCTGCGCTATGGCGTGCTCGAGCATCGCGATCGTCTCTACCTGGTGCAGGTACCCAACGATCTGGAGCAAAAGCTGGACGGCGCACCCCTGGAACACGGCGATGGCAAGGACGTCTTCGTGCAGGTGCTCAAAACCGAGCTGATCAGCAACTGCATTCCCCAGTTCCTGTATACCGAGCGTGACGAGATCCTAGACGAACAGCGCTACGTCTTCCGGATCCGCTACAGCAACGGCAGCGCGTCCGGCATCGTCGGTTTGGACGGAGGCAATATCGAAAGCCCTACGGCCTTCAACAAAGCGCTGCTGACCCGCACTCTCGGCGGCACCTTCGATGGCGGAATCAAGGAACTGAAGTACCTGCGCGACAACTGGCTGAACCGTCAGATGAAACTGGTGCGCTGTAACCCATTCCTGGGCTACGACATCGACAGCCAGACCTACGTGTTTCAGGACTTCGCCTTCCACAAGGGCAAGGAGCTGCAACTGAACGACCAGGGCTTCTTCCAGGTGAACAGCCGCACTGCACTGAAAACGTCATTCCGCGGCTTCGTCATCGAGCGCGGCGAAGCCTTCCGGCCTGACTGGCTGAACGACTTCATCAAGGTGTTCCACTGGCATGGTCTGGTCACCCTGGCATGGTGGACCGGCAGCTACTTTGCCGAACAGATCCGCCGCCGGCAGAAGAGCTGGCCGTTCTTCGAACTGACCGGTGAACAGGGCGCCGGTAAATCCACCATCCTGGAGTTCTGCTGGAAACTGTCCGGGCGTGACGGCTATGAAGGCTTCGACGCTCTGAAGGCCAGTCCGGCCGGTCGTCGGCGTGTATTCAACCAGGCCGCGAACCTACCGGTGGCGCTGATCGAATCTGACCGAGATGACGGCGCCAAGGATATGAAGAAGGGCGGCTTCAACTTCGACGAGTTGAAACCTCTCTACAACGGCCGCAGTACCGGCACCCTGGGCGTTGCCAAACGTGGTCACGATACCGAGGAGCCACTGTTCAAAGGCAGCCTGATGATCGCCCAGAACGCCACGGTGGACGGTTCGCCGGCGTTGCTCTCCCGTATCGTCCATTGCCACGTCACCCTGGAGCACCACAACCCCGGCCTGCTACCGCTGGCCCGCAAGTTCGAGCAACTGACCGCCGCCGATATGGCGGGCTATATGCGCACCGTGCTGAGCAGGGAGAGTGACTACCTGGCGTTGTACGAGGCCGAGTTCGCCAAGGTGGAACAGGAGTGGATCGGCAGCACCGCCATCAAGGAGCTGCGCATCATCAAATGCCACGCCCAGGTGTACGCCGCGGCCGTGGCCCTGCAGCTGTTTTTCCCTCAGATCGACGCCGCGATGCTGGAGAAGCTGAAAGCCTTCCTGTTTGGTCGTGCACTCGATCGACAGCGCCGGATGGTTCAGGACCACCCGCTGGTTGAACAGTTCTGGGATACCTACCTGTACCTGAACGAACAACCAGGAAAGCAAAACGGCGACCCGTTCGACAACGGTTTCGACCAGGTGCTGAACCACAGCAACAGCGACGGCCGCATCGCCATCAACCTGAACCAGTTCGCCGAGATCTGCCGCAAGTACGGCCAAGAACCACCGGATATCAAACAACTGAAGAAGCTGCTCCCAGGTAGTACCCGATACCCGTTTATCGAAACGGGCAAGGTCAAGTCCCGCCTGTTGGGTAAGGCCCTGCACTGCTGGATCTTCAAAGAGAAAAGTTAGCGGAAAGTGAACTTTACGCGCACACGGGTGCGCGCATAGGGAAACCGAATTTTAAAACCTGATAGGGGGGGGCGCATCGAGGTAACTGAAGTAACCAAAGCGCTTAAAAGAGCTTTTATTACTTTAGATACAAAGGGTTATAGAAACTGACAAAAGGTAACTTTCAAGTAACTTTAGAGTAACCATGGTTACCTCCAGAAGTTACAAAAGGCTGATATTAAAAAGCCTTTTAAATCAATCAGGTAACTTTTCCGGTTACCTCTGGTTACCCGAAAGTTACCTCTTGTCGATATCTCCCGATCCCTTTGTTTACGGGGCCTGCAACGTCTTTTGCCCCTGTCCGGTTACCCCGGTTACCTCCCTACGCACCCCTAGGGCACAACGATGGACACAAACAGCGAACAACACCGCCTTGAGTGCCTGGCTCGGCACCTGTTGAACGACAAGGAAGCCCGCCGCCTGTTCTTCAAGCGCAACCCCGGGCAGCAGGCCCGGATCGTGGAATTGATGAAGCAGGAGCAGGCCAAGCGGGTAGCCGGCATGAGCGACGAACAGAGGGCCGAGTGGTTTGACCGCCAGCGCTACCTGGCTCGGGGCAACCGCCACAAACAGGAACACCTGACCGATATCACCCGCCGGTTGGCGGATCTGCAGAAGGGGAATAGAGATGCCAACACTGTTTAACCAGCAGGCCGACTTGATGCCGACTGACGTTCCGGCCCGCATTCAACTGTTCGCCGACAAGATCTACAGCATGGAACCGGAAAACCACACCACCGTAATGCCGTACATCATCGGCGCGCTGAAGGGGCAAGCCAAGCGCGACCCCGAGTCGCTGGCCGAAGCGATCGGTGTGTTGGAGGCCGCGATCGAGAGCTTTGAAGAGGCCCGTCAGGGCTGAAATGAAACGGCCCCCTGCAACCGCCAAGAAGAAGGGGGCCACGTTAACAGGAGTCATATACATGACCACTACCAACGCTGGGACGTTCGATTCTACCGCCGCGGGGCGAGCAGTCGCAATTGCGCTACTTGTCAGCCTGAGCCCGGAAGCCAGGGCCAAACTGGCCCGCATCCGTAACCGCCGGCAAAACAGCAACCGCCAGAACACCGAAGGTAACAACGTATGAACGCAATTCTGACACTCAAGGGACGCGCCGATCGCATGGCTACGTCCGAACCCAGCCTGGCCGAGCAGGCCCGACGACTTGAGCTGTTCGAGATCGCACAGCTGCGGGAGCAGATCGGGGAACTCGAAGACCGTCTGGAAGCGACCGAAGAGCAGCTGGAGTCTGACCGCCAGGGCTGGAACTACGCCGAGGCGCAGCTGGAAAAACAGCTGCAGGATAGGGAGGCCTGTTACCAGGAGCTGCTGTCGGATGTGCATCGCCTGGCAGTGTCGAAGGATCTGCTGCAGCGCGATCTGGACAATGCCCTCCAAGCGAATCGCGAGCTCGAGACCAAGGTGAAGCAGATGCGCGAGTTGGACCCCGCAGGGACACGCAAACGCCTGCAGCGCGTCAAGGTCGAGAGTGCTAACCGATCGCTGGCTATCGCTGAACTGCGTACCAACAACAAAGAACTGACGACCGAGAACCGCAAACTGAAAGCCGCCCTGGATGAAGCGATCGCCGCGGCCAATAGTAGCCGCCAACAGGAGCCGCTACGTGTGCTCGAACTGCCACGCCTTGGCTGCTGGCAGCTCTTCACCTGTGAAGAGGACGGGTTCTACCAGGTGTACGACACCGAGAACGAAGTCACCCGTACCGTTCGCATCGAGGGCGGCGAGATGACCCAGCCCAAACTACGGCCGGTACCGAAGGCGATCAGCGAATGGGTTGTCGGTGTTCATCAAGAATTCTTTGGGGGTGCCAAATGAGCCGGCAAGTAAAGAGCAAGATCTTCAAAGTGCAGCACGACTGGTCCGGCTGGACCGTCACCCTGCGTATCAACCAAGACAGCAGCACACTGGACACCATGCGAGAGATGCTCCTGTTTTGGATGGGTGGGCAAGACCGTATCGACGACTGTGAAGGGGACGTGCAGACCGCCTGGCTGCTGTTTTTCGCGCAGCGCGCGATCGTCGAGTCGGTTCAGTGGAACCTGCAGGGCGTTAAAAGCCAGTTCGAGCAACGGGAAGGGTGGGCGCCGCTGGATGGCTCCTGCGGCATCGAACTGATCGCCTGCGACTCGCTCGACTTTGAAACCGATGACTTCAGCGTAACCGAAAGCCAGGAGGCGTAAGCATGTTGATTCTAACCCGCCGTGTAGGCGAAACCCTGGTGATCAATGACGACATCACCCTGACCGTACTGGGGGTGAAGGGTAACCAGGTGCGAATTGGAGTGAACGCGCCGAAAGACGTTGAAGTACACCGCGAGGAGATCTGGAAACGGATTCAGAGCGAGCGCGAACAGAAAGGAGGTAAGGCATGAGCATAACCCAAGAACAGATGCTCGAGCGCTATCGCTCTGCGGTGGAAGCCCTGCTGCCGATCGCCAAGACCGACACCAGCGGCGGCCGCGCAGCCGCTCAGGTTCTGCTGAGCACGTACAACTGCCATGAGTTCCACCTTGACCCCTTGGATCTGGTCATGCTGGATCCGCCGCTGATCAAGGCCGCATTCGAGGTGTTGCAACTACGCATCATCCTCGGCCGTGAACCCAACACCTTGGTCGAAAATGGCGACGAGCAGTTCGACCAGGTTTGGCAACGCTGGGAACACCTGCGCAACTGCAACCGCTACAGAAAGGAGGGCTGAACCATGGCCGAGTTCTATGCACGCATTCACCCGCTGAGCAACTACGCCAGCCAGGACCCGGGCGCTCCGTTTCCCGTTTGTCTGAACCCTCTCCCGACTGACGGCTATTACTGGAAGGGCGGACCCGGTGGCCAGTATTGCCATTCCGACCTGCAGCTGTACATCAAAGAGGGCGACGAACTGCTGCTCTGCCCACGCTGGGCAAGAAACGGCGAACCGTTGCAAGTGGTGTCGATGATCCTGCAGGACACCCTGGAGCAGGCAGAACGGGGTGACCTAGACCCGGACTGGGCGGCTCGCTGGGCGGAACAGCACAGCCAGAAACTGGCCGAGATCGCCGCGGCCGCGAAAGCGAACTATCGGTGGGGGGGATGATGACGAATAAAGGCGGTCGCCACGCCCGAACCGCCGCCTTGCTCTGCCAGGACAGCCGGTTTCGGCTGTACCTGGACCGGCGGCGCCGGGTTAAATTCAACCTGGACACGCCCGACGGTACCCACACAGAGCAGGATGCGAGAGAGTTCATCCTGCAGGTGTGCGAGATCCGGAGCAGAGCCGAGCTGGACCACAACCAGGAAGCCCGCGAGCGGTTTTTCCACCTGCAGCGGTGCTATGGTCGATACTTGCAACGTATGAGAGGAGGCAACCAAGGATGAGCGACTTTAAGACGCTAAACGAGGCGATGGAGCAAGCCACCGACCGGCTGTTCAGTCACCTGCGGGGGATGATGCACGATGACCCGAAACAGGCGTTGGAACTGGCAGAACAACTGGGCCGCACGCTGGAGTGCTACGCCCTGGATATCGACCAGCTGTATTCCGATATCGACGATGCCGGCGCGGCGATCGGGGCGTGGGACGACGAGGACGAGGACGAGGACGAGGACGACGAATAGGGGCGATTCACCAGCACTAAAAAGGGGCGCAACGGCGCCCCTTTCGCGTTCTGGCCATCGTCGGCTTACTGCTGAATCCCCAGCTCCTTCATGGCCGCCAGGGCCAGGAACTTGGAGCGATCGCCGTAGTGGGCCTTGGACGCTTCCACTCGCGCATCGATCCTGTTGATCAACCGACCCGGTAGGGTGACGTTGATCTTCTTGGCCTTGCCCAGATACGGGGTAATATCCACCTCCACCAGCGCCCAGATGCCGCCCGCGTAGTCGGCGTTGTCGGCGTAGGCTTCGATGGTGCTGCCCTGGGGGATATCCGCCTCGAGGTCGGCCAGGCACTCCAGATGGCCGTCGATCGCGTCCTGGGCCATCTGCAGCGCTTCTGCATAGCTTTCGCCGGCGGTGATAATACCCGGCAGGTCCGGCACAGCGACGGTGTAGTCGCTGTCCGGGTCTTTCTGAATCACAACTGGATATAACATGGCTTGGTCACCTCTCGTTATTTCCTATTTCTCGTTCCTGGAGATTTGGCTTAGCCGGCCGGTCTGACACTGGGGGCTCATTTGAGCCCCGCCTGTTTCAGTATGCTGTTGACCGTGCCTTTCTTCAGGTCCCGTTTCGGGTGGGGCACCGTCACAACCCCCGGTTTGTCTGGATGCTTGAAGTGGTGGTGGCTTCCTTTCGTTCGTATCAACGCCCAGCCATCGTCCATCAACATCCGTATCAGTTCTCTGCTATCCATCTCCCCCTCCGTTACTGTTTGAGATGATTATAACTCCGGGGTTATTGATGTCAATAACTCCGGGGTTATTTTTTGGGGGTGGGCATGCAACTTCGGAATCCGGTAAAGTAGCCCTTCAAATTCGACTGCATGGAGACTGTCATGGAAGCAATTGCGGGAACCTTTCTACTGTTGGGCCTGTTCGTCATCTTCTTGGGATTCGTCGGCTTGCTGAAACCGGGGATATTGAGACAGACCAGCCGCGGCAAAGCCTGGGCGGTCGGGGTTATATCCGGTTCGCTGCTGTTCGTGGTTGGTGCGGCACTCATGCCAGCGCCGGCAACCGCCCAACTGCAGCAATCATCTGAACCGGTTCAGGCACCGGCGCCATCAGCCGACGAAGCAACCGTGGTCTGGGAATCGCTGAGTGACAGCCAGCGGCAGCAACTGGAACAGCAGTGGACCGCCCAACTGAACGACTATGCCCGACGGCTGTTCAGCCGGTTTGAGCAGTACCAGCCGGGAACCTATCAGCCATTCGCCGAGTGGAAGGTTCAGCAGTGGGGGCCGGCGTTCGGTGCTGCACGCGATGCGGCAACCAAGGAGTTCGAACGCTACGGCATGAGCCGTCTGCAGCCCGAGTTCGAAAAGCTAAAGTCACTGCACTCTGCTTTTGCTTCTCTGGATATTGCCGCCAATAAGATGTTTTTCTACCTACGATACGGTAAGAAGAGCGATTTGCAGGTTGTCAGGGATAAATTCTCCGAGCTTCACCAAGCACTACAGTAACCCGGACGATTCAAGCCCCTTCTCACATCTGGACCAGCAGCCGCACCACACCCTTCAGGGCGTCGCGTCGCTCCTGGTCCAGTTGATCGATCAGCGCGTGCAACTCATCGTCGCGGACGTTCGGCAGGCCCAGGAGTTCATCGGCGGACACGCCCAGCTCCAGGCAGATCTCCACCAGGTGGCTGGCCTTCATATCCTTGCCCTTGCGATAGTTGCTCAGTGTGCTGGCTTGTATGCCGGTTCTGCGTGCCAATTCCCTGACTCCTATTCGTTTTCTGGCCATCATCCTGATCAGCCGGGCACCCCTGGCAGGGTCATGCGTGTGCTGCATCGGTTGGCCCTTTGACGACTCCCACGTTAACGGCTGTTGCAGGATACAGACAGAATAGCCGTTAAGTGTTGGCTGTGCGTGAACACTTTGCCCTCCATGGCTTTTCAGCCGTTGCTCGGCGCTCTACATTTGCCGCGCCTTCACGGGCACGGATATGGAGCAAACACTGTTTAAGGAATACCGATGGAAGTAATAGGTATCAACGGCTTAGTTGAAACCGCCGTTTCAATCAACGCCCACCTGCAGGCGCACTTCTCACTGTCGAAGGGGGATATTGTGCTCAGCGTTCGTGAGCAGTTCGCGCTGGTGTTGTTGCTGGAACAACAGCAGCAGCAACTCGACAGGTTAACCAGCCAGTTGCTCGAATAGGGCGCGCTGTTCGTTCAGCGGCAGGGTGCGCAGGGCATCCAGGATCCGGCGATGGTGACTGGATGCAGGCGGATTGATGGTGTGCTTGTAGGCCAGGCTCATCACGAAGGTATGGCCGCAGAGAGTATCCAGGCATTGGCAATAGAGATCGCGCACCGCGCCGTTATCGGTCATCGGGACGCTGTGAGATATGCGGGCCTTGTGTCCGCATTCTGTACAAAGTACCCGCATCACTCCCCCTCGAAAACAGCGGACACAGTGTAACATGCCCGTCTTTAAAAGCAGACAAATCAACACATTAAGGTGCTAGTCTGGGATGTCAAACGCTATTTTCCGGCCAGCCGGCAGGTGCTGGTTGATCGCTTCCATGAACACCATCGCCTTGGGCCCTATCTCGTTCTGGATATACACCCGGCTGATCTTTTCGATATCGCCGAAGCCGCCGGTGTTGTCCGGCTTCACGCCGGCCAGCGACGGCTGCATCCGGTGCGCCACCAGCACCTCGTCGGCGCTGATCCGCTTGATCCGCTCGAACTCGTCCCGTTGCGCGATATCGCCCACCGGGATGATCTGAACGGCTTTCTCCGCCCCGTTGGGGATGTTGATAAACATCGATCGGAAGTTGCCGACGCCCTTGCCGGCGCGGATCTGTTGCTTCAGCTTCTTCTCGGTGTCCGAGTCCAGGTTCGGGTCGTTGGTGTAGAAGATAAAGCCCATGTGGCTGCCGTTCTGGTAGTAGCGGCGGCGGAACAGGGTGGCGTCTTCGCTCAATAGCGCCGACTGCAGGCCGCCCATGTATTGCGGCTGGCCATAGATCTGCTGCAGCGGTTCGTACTCCGCCACATGCAGCACCTCACCGGGGTTAAACCAGACCTTGCCGCCGTTCTTCTTCAGCAGACAGTAACGGGTCTGACCTGCGGTATCCTGGCCGCGGCGCATGTTCACCGCGGGCAGGTGTGCCAGTCTCACGATCTGCCCCAGGTGGTTGCTGAAGGTCTGCAGGTAGCAGTTGCCCAGTATCTCGAAATCCAGTGCAGCGGCGTTCAGATCCATCAACGGCAGCACCTGGTTGGGGCGGTACTGCCGCACCAACAGGTTGCGCTTGAAGTAGATACAGCTGCCGTGGTGCGCATTGGCGCCGGTCACCTTCACCAGGCCGCTGGGGCTCAGCGGTGGCGTGTAGTACTCCTGGTTGCTGTCGTAGACGGTGCCCAGGTAGTCGGTGATCTGACTGCCCAGCACCCACTCCGGATCCCCGAAGCTGAAGGCGATGCTGTCCTTTTTCCGTTTCCCTTTCCGTGGTTTGGTCGCTTCAGTCATCGTCTACACTCCAGGTGCTCTTGCGGCGGTGGTCGTGGTTTAGGGGTTCATTGATCAGGGCGTGCATGATCGACCAGGCCGCGTCGGCGTGGCCGGATTTTTCGGTGCGTCCGGCGGCATAGGTCAGTTGCCCGCCCCGGGTGGTGGTCTGGCGGATGGTCATAAAACCGGTGGCGATATCGGACCAACTGGCGTCCCACTCGATACGGCCGCCGCCGACCACCTCAACGGCTTTCATCACCAACTCGGTTTTGCTGTCGATGCTGTAGTGGATCGCCTTGGCGCGGGGGTAGAACTCCTGCACCAGTTCAAACACGCCGTAGCCGATGCCGGTGGTGTCGATACCGATGTACTGGACGTTGTAGCGCTCGAGCAGGCGTTTGATCTGTTGCGCCTGAAAGCGGAAGTTGACGCCCCGCCAGCTGTGCTTCTCCAACACCTTGAACTTGCCGCCGGGCTCCAACGGCGGCGCGATCACCACGCAGGTGGCGTTGTCGGTGGTGCGGCTGGGGTCGTAGCCGATCCACACCGGCAGCGAGCCGTAGGGGCGTTTGGCCTTGGGATCGAAGCCCTTGAAGTCGGTCACGTCGGCCAGGCACTGCTGCAGCTCCTTCAGCTTGAAGATGCTGGCATGGTCATCGATGAAGCAGCAGCGGAACAGCTGCTTGAACTCCTCCTCGCTGTACTCGTCTTTCAGCTCTTCGATATCGAACAGGTCGCAGCCGCCGGATACGGCGTCGTCGATGGTGACGATGTTGCGCCAGGTGCGGTCCTCGCACTTGATGCCCGCGCGCAGCTCCTTCTCGGTGGGCAGAATCGCTTCCGCCTGGTTGCGGCGCCGGCGGCGTTCGTTGAACTTGTCCATGCTCCACATCGGGTACGCCTGGTGCGACTTGGCCGACGGGGTGGAGAAATACGTCTTGCGCCACTTCTTGTGGGTGGCGATCGCGCCGGCCACCTGGTTCAGCTTCTCGAAGTCGCGGATCCAGAAGCACTCGTCAACGTAGACGTGACCGTGATAGCCCTGGCTGGTACTGCTGTTGGTGCTGAGGAAATGCAGCTCGGCGCCGTTGTCCAGGATGATCGGGTTACCGGCCAGCTCGATGCCGAACCACTCGCGGGCAAAGCCGACGATATAGGCGCGGAATATCTCCGCCTGTGCGCGGCTGGCGGACAGGAAGATCTGGTTGTCGCCGGTCAGGCAGGCGTCCTCGAACGCCTCGCCGGCGAAGTAGAACGTGGCGCCGATCTGGCGCGACTTCAGGATGAAGCGGATACGCCGGGTCAGCGGGTTTTCCTTCGCTTCCAGCCAGTTCCGTTGGTACTGGTACAGCTTGCCGCGGAACTCCCGGTCGAAGTCGGCCTGGGTCAGGTGGCTGACCTGGTTGCGCTTCGGCTTCTTGCGCTTCTTCTTGCCCTGGTTGTCGCCGCCGGGGCTTTCGCCGCCCTCCACCGGCGGGCCGGCCTTGACCTGCACCGCCGCTGCCAGTTGGCGTTCCTTCAGTTTCTGCAGGTCGTGTAGAACCCCCGTAAGCCGGTCCATTTCGTTCAGCTCACGGTCGGATTTGTTGTCCCGCTCTGCCAGTACCTGCAGCCGCCTGAAAATGCTGGTTTCCGCACTTTCGTGGCTGAGCATCGCATCCCACTTTTCCTGCTTCACCCAGTGGTAAAGCGTGCGCTTGGGGATGTTCAGCTGTTCGGCAATTTCGGGCACTTCGTAGTGCTTCAGGTACAGCCGCTGGGCCGCTTCCTTGACTTCAATCGGGTATCCCATGGGCTGCACTCTACCGCCGGGAACGCCCGTAACCACGCTGCTTTGCTGCGAGTTGTTGTGCCGCGGTCGGGGGCACAAGGGGGCGCATGGAATCCGATTGAGCGGGGCGGTTTCGGGCGGCACAGTGGGGGCCTCAGACGACAGGCAAACGCCAAACCGACCGACAACGCACAGCAGGGAAATGGACAGATGCAGCTGACAACCGACTGGATCAAAGTTGCCACCAGTGGCCCGACGATCGACGGCCGCGAGATCCCGGAACAGGACGTTCAGGACATGGCGGACAGCTACGACCCGGAAGAGTACACGGCGGTCATCTGGAGCAGCGACCCTCTGGGCCACAGCAAGTGGTACGGCAACTTCGGCACCGCCGCCGAGCTGAAAGCCGAAAAGGACAAGAAAGGCCGCCTTTGCCTGTTCGCCAAGCTGCGCCCGAACAAGCGCCTGCTGGAGCTGAACAGCCAGGGCCAGAAGCTGTTCACCAGTATCGAGTTGTGGCCCAACTTCGCCGGTACCGGCAAAGCCTATATGACCGGCCTGGCAATCACCGACGAACCGGCCAGCCTGGGCACCCAGCAGTTGCACTTCAGTAAGCAGCACCCTGGACACGTCAGGTTTTCACAGAGCATCCCCTTCGCATTGGATGCAAGCCATGAGGCCACGGACAGCACCTCCACGGACGGTACCGCCAAGGATGGCACCCCTACCGATGAGACACCCCGCACCCTGTTCAGCAAGCTGGCTGCGACCTTCGGATGGCGGGTGACCGACGAACCAGAAACCCCTAACGAGGACGACGAAGCGATGGACGCTAAACAGTTCAACCAGTTGCTGCAGGCGCAGCAGCAGACCAACACGCTGCTGGGGCAGCTGGGCGAGGCCCTGGGCCAGTTCTCCCAGCAGAACGGCCAGGCAGCAGGTACCGAATCCGGTACCGAACAGACAGCGGCGAAACCCGCGGAGGATGGCACCACCGACCAGTTCAGCCAACTGGCGGACCAGGTAGCGGAAACCAACAATGGTATCCAGACCCTGACCGAGCAGTTCAGCAAGCTGCTGGAGGAGAAGCCGGGCACACCGACCGGTGCCAACGACGGCGCCGCCGGCGACGAAAAAACCAAGGTTTACTGAGGGACCGGAAACCATGAACCCGACTACAGAACAGAAGTTTGCAGCCCTTCTGGCTGCGCTGGCGGAAACCTACGGTGTGCGCACCGTTGAAAAGGCGTTCTCCGTCACTCCGTCCGTTGAACAGACCCTGCATGACAAGATCGTGGAGTCGTCCGACTTCCTGCAGCGTATCAACGTGATCGGTGTGAAAGAGATCACCGGCGAGAAGGTGTTCGGCGGTGTCAGCGGCCCGATCATTTCCCGTACCGATACCAGCCAGAACGACCGCCGGCCCAAGAACGTGGCGGCGCTGGATCCGCGCGCCTACCAGCTCCACAAGACCGAGTCCGATGTGGGGATCAAGTACAGCCTGTTGGACCTCTGGGCCAAGTTCCCCGACTTCATGCAGCGCTTCCAGAACTGGGTCAACGAGCGCAAGGCGCTGGACCGCATCATGGTGGGTTGGCACGGCACCAGTGCCGCCGCCGAGACCGATATCGTCACCAACCCCCTGGGCCAGGACGTGAATATCGGTTGGCTGCAGGAGGTGCGCACCAAGGCCGCCTCCCAGGTGCTGGTCGAAGGTGCCACTGCCGGCGTGATCAAGTTCGGCGATACCGGCGACTTCAAAACACTGGATGCGGCCGCTCAGGATCTGAAGCAGGGCATCGACCACAAGTTCCGCGGTGCCGGCGACCTGGTGGCGATCGTCGGCGGCGATCTGCTGGCCTGGGACGAGGGCAAGCTGTACGCCGCCCACGGCGGCACCCCGAGCGAGAAGCAGGGCATCCAGATGGCAACCAAGTCCTACGGCGGTCTGCCGTCGATCACCAACGTGCCGTATTTCCCGGAAAAGGGGCTGGCCGTTACCAGCCTCAGTAACCTGTCGATCTACTGGCAGGAGAGCAGCAACCGCCGCTCCACGGTCGATAACGCCAAACGCGATCAGGTCGAGGACTACCACAGCCGCAACGAAGGCTACGTGGTGGAGAACCTGGAGAAGATCGCCTTCCTGGAAGCCGACAACGTGCAGTTCGTTTAACCAACCTGGGCGGGGCCCAGCGCCCCGCCCATGATCTGGCGGGAGAGATTTTGATATGTCGTTGATGCGTAAACACCGCGAACGTGTACTGGCCCAGCAGGCAGGAACGCTGCGTGAAGCGGAAACGGAGGCGGTGCCCGAGTCGCGCCGAGACAAGGCAGAGCAGGCCCCAACCGGCCTGACCGGGTGGCGCAAGGATCATAACCAGCAGATGGCCGGGCTATCGTTGGCGCTGTCGCAACTGGCGGGCCTGAACAGCAAGTCGGCACGGGCGCAGCTCAAACGCGATGAACTGCTGCCGCAGTTTCTGCCCTACCTGGAGCGGTACCGCGAAGCCGGCCAGGACTACGACAACCCGGTGCTGACGCGGGTGGTGATCTGGCTGTTCGATATCAACGACCTGGACGCCGCACTGGAGTGGGGCTTTTACGCCATCGAGCGCAAGCAGGCGATGCCTGACGACTTTAACCGCGATGTGGCCACGTTCATGGCCGACCAGGTGATCGACTGGGCCGAGCAGCAGCACAAGGCCGGCCACAGCATAGAGCCGTACTTCTCCCGAGTATTCGAGAAGGTGGTCAACGAGTGGCATCTGTTCGAGCGGATCAGCGCCCGCTACTACAAGCTGGCCGGATTGGTGCTGATGAACAGCGAGCAGCGCGCCGAGCAGGAACATGCCCTGGAGTACTTTCGCCGGGCGACCGAGCTGCACCCGAAGATCGGTGTCGGCACCCGCATCGCGCAGCTGGAAAAGAAACTGGATTCCGAAACGTAACGATTCCACCCCGCCGAGGGTGCCGGCAGCAGAAGGGCGCTTGACTGTCAGCCCTGATGACCGCCGGCCACCCTCACCTAATTTCTGAGGTGTGCCGATGAGCTTCAGCGCGATGCCCCGTTCCGATGTGCCGACCGAGACGCTGGAGAACAGCGCCTTCTGGCCCGATCTGGAACTGACCGAGTTTATGACCCGGTACCGCATACCCTCGGACCACCACGTCGACCTGGTACGCGAGCAGCTGTGCCTGGCGATGGCCGAGATCAACCGCCAGCTGTCCAGCTGGCAGGCCGAGCGCGAAGCCGAGGGCTACGCGTCTCTGGCCACGGTGCCGGCCGATGAGATCGACGGCGGCAGCGCGCTGGTGCGGCTCTACAAGCGGGCCGTGCACTGCTACGCCAAGGGCCAACTGCTGACCGACTTTGCCAGCGTGGTACGCCGCCAGGAGGCGGAGAACCTGGGCAAGGAAGCGCCGGAACGGGCCGAAACCTTCAGCGAGTGGAGCACCCAGGCGGTGCGGCAGCTGCAGGGGATCGGTGCAATCAGCGTGGAGCTGATCTGATGCAGAAGCTGCAGGCACTCACCGCCTACCTGTTGGCCCAGAACCTGGTCGACCGCGAAGCGATGGACGCCAGCGCCGAGGAGGGGCGGCTGATCGTCGCCACCCGGCACACTGAAGAGGGCCTGCAGCTGGGTTTCTGGAAATACCAGGGCTGGCTGTCGTTCGAGCGGTACCGGCAGTCGCCCACCCTGTTGATGGCCCACGTTATGGCCTGGCTGGCCGAGAACGACGGCGACCGCGACGGACTGGAGCCGCCGCACCTGGACGCCGACGACAACGCCCAGGGCGCCGCCGATGTGGATCTGATGATCGAGTTCATGGAGCCGATCCTCGTTGTTCCCGACCCGGACGGCCCGTTCCAGTTGCTGGGTCAGCGCTGGGGGCTGGGCGAGTTCGACCTCTGGGTCGCCGAGTCGGTGGAGGTGTTCCACGATGCTGACCGGCCGGATTGAGGGAGAGTTAACCCTACGCCAGCAGGTTCAGGCGCTACGGCTACCGCCGGCCAAACGTAAGCGGCTGAACCGCCGCCTGGCCCGGGAGGTGGTGAAGCTGAGCCGGCAGCGGATCCGCAGCCAGACCGGCCTGGACGGTGGCCGCTGGACAGGTCGCAAGAACGGCAAGCGCAAGATGCTGACCCGCATCATGCGCGGCAAGAACGTGAAGGTGCTGGCCGATGCACGTAGTGGCCGGATCAGTTGGCCCAACCGGCTGATGGGGCAGATCGCCCGGCGCCACCAGGAGGGCATCGCCGAAACCATGACCGCCCGCCGGGCGGCCCGACAGGCAGGCACGCCGAACTATGACGGCCCGCCCAGCCGGGAGATGGCCAAGGCCCTGGTGCGGGCCGGGTTCCGGATCCGCGCAGGCAAGACCAAGGGCGGCCGGGTGCGCACCCGCAGAGCCAGCCAGCGCTGGATTATGGACAACATGACCCTGGGCCAAGCGGGCCTGGTACTGCGCAAGCTGAGCGACCAGCCCAGCCGGCAGCAGTGGACGATACCGATACCCGAGCGTTCGTTCCTGGGCGTTGGGGTGAACGATAAGCGACGGCTGGCCGAGATCCTGATCAGCCAGATGACAGACAGAAGCAAAGGGAGATAGCAATGGCGACAGGTAGCGTCACGGTAAACCACCTGAATCTGATTCAGGGCGGTTTTCCGGAGATTGAACGCCAGTTCCTGTATATCGGTGTGGCCGGTAACGCGGACTACAACGGCAAGGTGCTGCAGATCGGCGCCGACACGGACCTGGACGAACTGCTGGGCGCATCGGCCAGCGATCTGAAAACCCAGATCGAGGCGGCCCGTGTGAACGGTGGCCAGAACTGGACCTGCTCAGCGGTACCGATCGCCACCGGTGGCGTTTGGGGCGATGACCTGGCCACCGCACTGAACACCGCGATGGAGCAGAACACCAGGGTGGAATCGGCGATCTACTGCCCGCCGGCGAGCACAGCGGCGCATGTAAATGCCGCCTATGCCGAAGCCATGGGCGTGCTGGGCACCTATCAGCGTTTCATCACCATCGGCCTGACCGTTTCCGGTATCGATGCAGCGACCGAAACCTGGGCCGACTACATCGCCCGTATCACGCCGGTTGTCGATAGCGTGGCCGGTAACCGCGTCTACGTGGTGCCGCAGCTGCACGGTAACAACATCGGTGTGCTGGCCGGGCGTCTGTGCAACCGGGCGGCATCGATCGCCGATAGCCCTATGCGGGTCAATACCGGCCCGCTGATCGCCCTGGGCGACGCCCCGGTAGATATGAACGGCGCACCGCTGACCATGGCCCACCTGAATGCCATGGACCAGGCACGCTTCAGCGTGCCGCAGTGGTACCCGGACTACCCCGGCACCTACTGGGCCGACTGCAACCTGCTGGACGTGCCGGGCGGCGATTACCAGGTGATCGAGAACATGCGCGTGTTGGACTACCTGGCGCGTCGTGTCCGGCTGCTGGCGATCGCGCGGGTGGCCGACCGCAAGCTGAACAACACACCAGCCAGCATCGAGTTCAACAAAACCTATTTCATGCGGCCGTTGCGCGAGGCCAGCAAGGCGATCAAGTTCGCCGGTATCCCGTTCCCGGCCATGATCATGCCGCCGGGTACCGACGATATCGCCTTCAACTGGCCCACCCGTACCGAAGTGGAGATCTACATCCAGGCGCAGCCCTACAACTGCCCGAAGAAGATCACCGTCAACCTGATGCTCGATCTGTCTGGAGAGGTTAGCTAATGAGCAAGCAGCGTATTTCCGGCATGGCGTTTGACTTCGACCTGTCCGGTACTAGCGTGCACGCCGACAAGGTGACGCTGGATATCACCGACAACAGCCAGGTCAGCAAGACCCGCGGTGTGCCCAACGGCTGGACGCCTGGCGATTGTGAGGCATCCGGCGAGTTGGAGGTGGATAGCGCCAACTTCCTGCTGATCCTGGAACAGGCCAAGGCGGCCGGATCCTGGCGTGCCATGGAGCCGTTCGACTTCACCACCTACGCCAAGGCCGGCGACGAGGAACTGAAGGTGGAGGCGTTCGGCATCAAGATCACGCTGTCCAGCCTGTCCGATATCGACGCTCACAGCGCCGACAAGAGCAAACATAAGCTGCCGTTCTTCGTGACCGATCCGGACTTCATCAAGATCAACGGCGTGCCCTACCTGACCGCCGCCGAAACCGACGGTCTGCTGTAACCACGTGAGGAGCTGAGCGGATGGACAGTCCCTGGGAGAACTTCCCCTATAGCGAGTTGCGCTGCCACTGCGGCCGGTGCGACAGCGACGGCAGCGAGATCAGCCCCGAGTTGATGGACCGGATCCAGGCCCTGCGCAACCTGCTGGGCTTTCCGCTGCCGTTGTCCAGCGCCTACCGCTGCCACCGGCACCCTGCCGAGGCGAAAAAGGACGAACCGGGCACCCATCACCTGGGGCTGGCCGTGGATATCAAGGTCAGCCGACAGCGGGCGCACCAGGTGCTGACCGCGGCACTGCGGATGGGCTGCTTCACCGGCATCGGCATCAACCAGAAGGGCGGCGGTCGCTTTATCCATCTGGATATCGCGTCCACTGCTGCGAACCGGCCCCGGCCGCACGTGTGGAGCTACTGATATGAGCCTTTGGGACAAGGTGCTGGGCATCGCCACCGGTGGCCTGGCAGACACCGCCATCAAGGTGGCGGAGAAGTGGTTTCCGCCCGATATGAGCGAGGGCGAAAAACAGGCGGTGCGCCTGGCGTTCGAGCGTCTGGAGATGGAGCGATCGCACGCCACCGACATGGCCCTGCAGCAAGCCAGTGCTGAACTGACCGACCGTATCGCCAAGCTGGAGGGTACCGCCGGCGACCTGAAAGGCATCCCGGTGATCGGCACCCTGGTGCTGTTCGCCCGGGGCACTCAGCGCCCGGTGTGGGGCTTCTCCACCCTGTGGATGGACTGGCAGTGGTTCAGTAGTGCCTGGGGCACGCTGAGCGATCAGCAACAGCAGGCGCTGATCATCATCAACTTCCTGGTGCTGGGGTTCCTGTTCGGCGAGCGCGCCGTGAAGAACCTTAGCCCGCTCATTATGCAACTGCTGGCCCGGAAGGCCGGCTAGGGACAGGACATGGAACAGGCGCTCGACCCGCTGACCGTCAAAATTGCGTTGGTGTTCGTGCACATGGCGCTTACCGGTGTGGTGAGTTTCCAGGTGTGGCTGTTCAAGCGCACGGCCGCCAACGAAAAAGGGTTACTGGAATACAAGCTGGAGGTGGCGAACACCTACGCCAAAGACAGCGAAATCAAGGAACTGCTCCAGCGGATGGATCGGAAACTGGACCAGGTGATTAGGGACACACACAAACGTTAACGAGGGCACATAGCCAATGAGCAAGGCAATCCAGATCACTGCGAGCGGTGACGTTCTGAACTTCAACGTCGGCCTCGAGGACTTCAACCGCTTCATCAACGAAACCACCCCGGACAACAAGGTGGCGCCGGCCAAGAACTTCCTGATGCGCACAGTGGATGCGGACAGCAAGGAAGCGGTGCGCAGCCTGTGCGATCAGGGGTTGACCATGAACCTGGCGGGCGAGCTGGTGAAGGAGTTCCAGCCCAAGGTTGAATTCGAGGTAAAGACGCTCAGCGGCTCGCTGACAGCCTAGACGACGACGCCCTGGGTCAGTTGATCACGCTGGCCCGGCGTTGGTTGCCCGGCCAGCCGATCGACAGCAACACCCTTGGCCAGGCGCTCTGGCTGGAAAAGGAGCACTGGGCCCGGATGGAAACGGCGATCGCCAACGGCATCGCCAAAGCATTCAACGGATAGGACGGATATGCAGGCACTGGAATCGCTGATGTTTACCATCGGCCTGATCGATCAGGTCAGCCGACCGCTGGCCGGTATCGACCAGAATATCCACCGCATGACCAGCAACGCTCGCAGCGGGTTTATGACCGCAGCGGTGGGCGCAGCAGGTTTGGCGGGGGCCGGCTATCTGTTGAAGTCCTCGCTGGAACCCGCGCTCGAGGTCAACGCCAAGCTGGGCGAGGTGGCCAGCCTGGGCGTTGCCGAAGAGGCACTGGGCAAGCTGAACGCGACCGCGCTGAAATTCTCTGTGGAATACGGTGAGAGTGCCGCCGACTTCGTGGCGGCATCCTACGATATCCAGTCCGCGATCAGCGGCCTGAACGGTACCGAGTTGGCCAGCTTCACCAATGCGTCCGGTGTGCTGGCCAAGGCGACCAAGGCCGATACCGGCACCATTACCGACTACATGGGCACCATGTTTAGCTTGTTCGAAAAGCAAGCTCAACAAATGGGTAAATCTGCTTGGGTAGATATGGTGGCCGGCCGTACCGCTACCGCGGTGCAGATGTTCAAGACCACCGGCCAGAAGATGTCCTCTGCGTTCTCAGCTATTGGATCTAATGCTACGGCAGCCGGTATCGATATGGCCGAGCAGATGGCGATTCTGGGTACCCTGCAGGCATCAATGTCCGGCTCCGAAGCCGGTACCAAATACAACGCGTTCTTGGCCGGAGTGGGTAAAGCTCAAGACAAGCTTGGGCTGAAGTTTACCGACAGCCAGGGCCGTATGTTGCCGATACTGCAGATACTCGACAAGTTGCGGGGCAAGTTCGGCGATACCTTGGACGTGGCGGAATCCGATGCGCTTACCACTGCATTCGGATCCGATCAGGCCACACTGCTGATTAAGAATCTTATAGGTAAAACTGACGGCCTAGCCAAATCCATGGACGCCCTGGGCGACGTGAAGGGCATCGACAACGCCAACAGGATGGCGTCCGCCATGGTCGATCCGTTCCAGCGCTGGGCCGCCGGTATCCAGGCGGTGCGCATCGGCCTGGGCCAGGCGCTGCTGCCGGTGCTGAACCCGCTGATCGATAGCCTGGCCGATGGCCTGGGCGAGGTGACCCGCTGGACCCAGATGTTCCCCAACCTGACACGAGTCGTGGGCTATGCCGTGCTGGCCGTTATCGGCCTGACCGCGGTCAGTGGCCTGTTCACCCTGGCCATGGGGCTGGGCAAAACGGTGATGGTCGGCTGGCAGGCGGTGATGCTGGTGTTCAACGGCGTGATGAAGCTGGTAAGGCTGACCCTGCTGGCCGGCCAGGCGGCGGTCTGGTTGTTCAATGCCGCGCTGTGGGCCAGCCCGATTACCTGGATAGTGGCGGCGATCCTGGCACTGGTGGGCGTCGTGATGGCGGCCATCTACTACTGGGACGAGATCAAGGCGGCGGTGATGGACACCGCTGCGTTCCAAGGGTTGATGGCCCTTATCGATACGCTGACGCAAGGCTGGGCCCTGTTTACTGCCGGCATTGCTGATTCGCCGGTTTTCCGGATCTTGAAAGCCGGTGTGGAGAGCCTGATGAAGCCCTTTCGGGTGCTGGGCGATGCGATCGGATGGGTGATGAACAAGCTCGGTATCGACCAGGGCCCGGAACAGACATTGCCGAGCGCTGCGCCCGCGTTGGGTGCGCCGAAACAGGACAAGGTCGCTGCCGGCGGCATCAACCAGCAGATCAGCAGTACCGCCTACAACCGCGGCGGCAACACCTATCACGTCGGCATTCAGACCGCTCAGGCCCCGAGCGCCGGGCAGTTGGATGAATACCTGGAGTTAAACGCCGGATGACAACCGAAACCCACCACGTCGACATCCTGATCGAGGACGACGATATCGCGCTCGATGTCGCCGGCGGTGTGCTCTACGTCGAGCGTGCCGTCTCGATCGCACAGGATCTGAAGCACGCGATCCGTGAAAGCGGTTTTCTCTCGGCAATGATCGCCGAGCGCGACAAGGAGCTGCGTGCGTATTACGAGCAGCAGATCCTGCTCCTGGTCGAGGAGGATACGCGGATTGTACCTGGATCTGTGACCTTCACCCTGACCACCCCAACCTTCCCGGACAGTCGCGGCATATGGCAGCTGTTGGCTGACACCTATCAATATGGACAGATAAAGGTGACCCCATGAGTGAGCAGGTTTTCCGCCAACTGCTGGCCGACTCTGGCATGCCGACCACTGACGCGGCGCTGAAACAGGAGTTTCGACAGATCGCGGATGCCGAGGGTGTCACGCTGAACAATGACAGCGAGTACTCGCCGTTCTGGCGCCTGATTACCGCGATTGTCATTACTCCTGTGCTCTGGCTGCAGGAGCTGCTGGTCACCGGCCTTATGCCGAACATGTTCGTCCGCTATGCGGTTGATGCCTTCCTCGATCTGCTCGGAGATGCGGTGGATCTGACCCGCAAGGAAGCAGTGCTGACAAAGGGGATGCTGACCTTCGAGCGCGACAACACTGCCAGCCCGCTGATCATTCCGGCGGATACCTGGATCGAGACAGTGCCAATCAGTGGCACCGTGTACCGTGTGCGGGTGACCGCCGATACCGCGTTCCCCAACGGTGCAACCAGCGTGCAGGTGCCGGTCGAGGCGGAGTACGCCGGTGTGGCGTACAACCTCGCCGCTGGCTATCTGACGATCACACCCGTGCCGGTTGCAGGAGTGGTGCGGGTATTCAACGCTGAGGGCTGGATCAGCCAGCCGGGGGCTGACCGTGAAAGCAACGACGACTTCCGCGGGCGGATCCGCAACCAGTTCAGCGCGGTGAACCAGTATCACACCGATGCCGTTTACCGCTCGATGATCGCCGCCCAGACCGGCTTCGCCACCGACCGCATCTTCTTCGAGCACGACGCACCACGCGGGCCGGGTACGGCAAACGCTTTTGTGTTGTTCGATGCCGGTGTGCCGTCGGCAGGCTATCTGACCCAGGTGAACGACTACATAAGCGTGCAGGGGAACCACGGCCACGGTGACGACCTGCAGATCTTCGCCATGCCGGAAACCTGGCACGACCTCGCCGTGACCGTCTATGTGCCGACCTGGCTTGATGCGTCACGCCGTGACGAGTTGGCCAGCGATATCGAGCTGTATATCCGCAGCGCGTTCCGCGAAGCGGTGCCGGCCAACTGGCAACCCACCCTGACTTGGCCGTGGAAACGCTTCAGCTTCTCCCGGCTGGGCGAGGAGCTGCACGCCCTGTTCGATGATGAGATCGACTCTCTGGCCTGGAACCTGGTGGATATCGTCAGCGAGATGGAGATCCCCCGGCTGCAGTCGCTGACCCTGACCCTGGAGGATGCCGAGTGATCAAACTGGATCTGAGCTTCTGGCAAGCCGGCCCCCGACTCGATGCAGTTAAGCGAGCAGGGCAGGGGTTCTGGGAACAGGTCGAGGACTGGATGCGCTGGCCGTTGGCGCAGCTGGATGTGGAAACCTGCTCGCTACGGGCGCTGAACCTGATCGCTTGGGGCCGCGATATCACCCGCTTCAAGGGCGAGCCGGAATGGCTCTACCGCCGACGGGTGAAGTACGCCTACGTCAACGCCCGCGATGCCGGCAGCGTTGCCGGCTTTCTCCGGATTCTTGAACGGCTAGACGTGGGCTACGCCGAGATCGAGGAGCGCGACCCATACAAAGACTGGGATGTCATTATCCTTCGCCTTACCGACAGCCAGCTGAGCAACTATCCGGAGTTGCTGACGTTGATCGTGCACCAGTACGGCCGTACCTGCCGCCGCTACGAGTTTGAGGTGGTGACGCCGGTTCCGGTTGGCGTTGTCGCCATTGAGTTCAACAACGTCTGGGACTATGACCAGGCGACGACTTGGTAGGAGCATTGAATGACAGCTTTCACAACCGCCGGCCGTGATTTGATCGCGCAAAAGCAGGGCGCGCAGCAGGTGCTGACACTGGACCGCTTCGTGCTGGCCAATATCAGCGGGCTGGATCACACCGCACCGGTGAACCCCGAAGAGAGCGTGCCGGCGGCGGGCGATATCGTGTGGCAGGGCGCGGTGCACCGGGCTGGCTACGTCAACCCGGATCAAGTGGTTTACTCCCTGCTGCTGGGTTCCAACGTGGGTGACTTCAACTTCAATTGGGTGGGGCTGCTGGCCGACGACGACACCCTGGTCGCCGTGACCTACGTACCGCTGCAGCAAAAGCGGGCCTCCAACGGAGTCAGCACCGGTAATAACCTGACCCGGAACTTTCTGCTCGCCTTCACCGATGCCCAGGCAACCACTCAGATCACCGTTTCGGCCGAAACCTGGCAGATCGACTTCACCGCCCGGCTGGATGGAATCGACGAGCGCGAACGCCTGGCCAATTTGGCGCTGTACGGTCGCCAGCGTTTTATCAATGACGGCTTCAAGGTCGAAGAAAACGCCGGAAGCTACACGCTCCGCGCCGGCCGCGGTTTTATTGCCGGTCTGATGGTCGAGCTGTCGGAGGAGCTGCCGTTGGCTGATCCGGCGGCGTTGCCGACAGATATCTGGCTGGATGTCGCCCTGGACGGGGACATTACCGGCAAGAGCGTCACCCTGACCCCTGTCAGCGCGACAGCTGCGCAGGTGGATTACACCGACAACGCCCTGCAGGCGCACTACCTGGAAAAACTCGCTACCATCAACGGCGATGGCACTGTAACCGACCAGCGCACGGCGATCGCCGCGCCTGGGGCTCTGGTGGATGAGTTTCTAACAAAGGTTGGATCGGCGAGTGAGACCGTCGCCGGCATTGCTAAGGTGGCAACGCAGCAGAAAGTGGATGAGGGAGTGGATGACGAAGACTTCGTAACGTCGAAAAAAATGGCAAAGCGCCTGGCTGATCTGATGGTCGGCGAGGTCGCTGCCTTCGCTACAACGACAGCCCCGTCCGGTTGGCTCAAGTGCAACGGCGCCGAGCTGGATCGCGAGGTCTACGCGGACCTGTTTGCTGCGATTGGCACCACATTCGGCATAGGCGATGGCTCCACCACGTTCAACCTGCCGGATCTGCGAGGCGAATTTATCCGCGGATTGGATGACAGCCGGGGGATCGACCTGGACCGCGTGCTTGGATCCGCCCAGGCCGACCAGTCGCTGCATGTGGACCAGTTCAACACATCCTCATACAGCAGCACAAAAGGCACCGTCACTATTCCCCAAACCGGCAGTTGGTCAACAGAGCGCGCTACAGGCCGTTCAACTGACGGCAACGATGTGGGGATCAAATTCAAGATGAATGGTCTGGAAACCCGGCCACGTAACATCGCCCTGCTTTTTTGCATCAAGTACTGATAGAGGTATCAGATGACAACTCCCGTCACTTATCGCGTAAATCCGAGAACCGGCGAATACATTGGCACGGGTTATGCGGATCCAGATCCAATGCGACCGGGTAGCTACCTGGTGCCAGCATTCGCAACAACAGATCAGCCACCGCAGCCGGGCAAAAACGAAGCGGCAGTATTGAGCGACGGCCGCTGGGCACTGGTTCCAGACTATCGTGATACCGAATTCTGGATCGCCGACCGTTCCCGCCACATCATCGATGCACTCGGAGTCGAGCCGCCCGCTGATGCTTTGTTCGAGGAACCACCGCTGCCCGCTGCTGAGCGCCGTGCCACCGCAAAAACCTCCATCGACACAGCCGCTGGCGCCGCCCGCGCCCGTTACGTCAGCGCTGGTCAACTTGTCGCAGAGGAGTACCGCCTCGCACTGGAACAGACTGAACAATGGCGGGCGGCGGGCAATCCCGCAGACAGCGTTCCGGCCGCGATCAGCGATTGGGCGATAACTGCCGGTATTACAGATGAAGAGGCTGCGATCGACATTGAGCGTACAGCTGCTGCGTGGGAACAAGTGTTGTTGGCTATCCGTCAACAGCGTCTGGCGGGCAAGGTTGCCGTCGATAGCGCTGCAGATGACGCAGACTTCGCGGTTGTAGCCCAGCCGTACATCGATCAGTTGAATAAGATGAAGCCGGTATGACGTACGTCATCGTGCTGCTTCTGACAGCGATCCGCCAATACATCAAGAACATCCTGATCTGGATCGACCAGGGCTGCAACGTGCTGCTGCTGGGCGGCGATCCGGACGAGACGATCAGCTCGGTGACCGGTAAATACTGGCGGCGTTTCCGCTTGCTGGCCTGGTTGCGTAAGGGGCTGAACTGGATCGACCCGGGGCACACGGAAAGGACCCGCGAAGCCGACGAGGGACAGTATTCCGTGTGGGCGGCGGTGGCCCGAAAGCGCCGACAGCTGGAGCGTTGAATTATGTGGCAGAGCTGTCAGTTTTCACTCCCCGCCCAACTGGCATCGATTCGCAGCCAATTGGGTTCGCTGGAATCCGGTGCCGCCGCCGAACTGGCCCTGCAGGGTGGCCGGCTTGGCGGTATCGCGCAGAGTTTCAGTGGCTCGCCTCTGGCCGACAGTGCGGCGGCGTTGCTGGCACTGCGCGAACAGGCGCAGGCAGCGTTCAACGCTGTGGCCGCGTGTCTGTGCGTACACCCCTGGCTGCAGGATCGCGGCAGCGGCGGCGCCGTGTACCAGTACCTGGCCCCGGACGAGGCCCTGCAGGCGCTGGCGGACAAGTGTCGCGAGCACACCGACCCACGCTTGCCGGAGGGCGGCGACGCGCTGGTCATCTGCCTGTTTGCTGCATCGGTGGCCGACTTTCACGCACAGTTGGCCGCCTTCAATGCGGTGCTGCCGGTCCCTGAACTGCAACTGCTGGAACGGCGCAGTAAAACGCTGATCAGTCACGAAGCCGACAAGCGTGTGCTGCCGACGCCGCCGGCGACGCCCTACTGGAAGCAGCAGGGGCTGGCGGATCTACCCCAGTTGCAGGCGCTGGACGCGAGCCTCGGGGCGCTGCAGGCCCTGGCCGATGGCTACGGGGCTGACACCAGCCCGGTGGCCCGGCTTCAACAGACACTCAGCCGCAAGCAGGCCCACCTGCAGCAGCGGGCAGATGCCTGGAACATGCTGGCACAGACCTTCAGCGGCGGCGCCGGCGTGGCGGCACGGTTGAGTGGATCGAGCCAATCGATAGCCCAACAACTGACCGGCAATCCACCGGCCGGTGCTGAATATTCGCATACTGCCGCGGTGCTGCTGATCGGCGGCGCAGGCGCGCTCGATTTGATAGCGGAGGCGATCGGCCTGTGAGACTCGATACGTACAAGGTGCCCGACGCCAATCTGAAGATATCCGCCCAGCTGCCGATGCCACAGGCCGATATCAGCGGCGGGAGCAGCAGCACCAGCACGGTATCCATGGGGCAAAAGGCTAAAAAGCTCAGCGTTGCCCTGACCATCGCGTTCAAGGATGCCAACCTGCTGACCGAACTGATAGGCATTGCCGAACAGACGGACGATGCCGGCGACGCCCGGGTGTGGCAGATCATCGACCCGCTGGCCAAAGCGATGCAGATCCGCCAGGTGAAGTTTACCGACGCGCTGCGCGTCACGGAGGCGGACAGTCTGCAGGCGTGGTCTGTCACCTTCTCCCTGGTCGAGCACAACTCGGTACCGGAGAAGAAGGAGGCGCGGCGCACGCCGGAACCCGTTGCGGAGTCGGCCGACCCAGGTGTGCCGGTGGCGACTGAATCCACGCCCCAAACGGCGGCACCGGAGTTGAACGGTGTCGAAAAGTATCTGAAGCAGTTGGATAACGCATTGGCATGAAACCCGAGTTCAAGGTGACAGTCGGCGGCCAGCCGGTACCGCTGGTTCAACACAGTGTCGCGCTGGGGTTATTCAACCCGGGCGTGGCGCACCTGACAGTGGAAAGCGAGAAGGAGCTTGCTGGCCTGGTGGTGCTGACACTGGGCTACGCACCCGAGCAGGTGTACTTCTTCACCGGCTTTGTCGAGGAGTCGACTCGAGTCGACCGCCGGCAGCTGCGCCTGCTGTGCCGTGAACTGACCGGCATGCTGAATCAGCCCTTCCCGATCGCCTTGCGGCATCCGGACCTGAATCGAGTGCTGGCGGAGATCAGCCAACCGACCGGACTGCGCTTCTATACGCCGGATGAACCCTACACCCGCACCGCGATCGCGCACTATCACCACCTCGGCGGCGGTTACTACGCGCTCGACAACCTGGCGGCGGCGTTCGAGATCCCGCGTTTTATCTGGCAGCAGCAGGCCGACGGCCGGGTCTATGTCGGTAGTTGGGAGCACAGCCCCTGGGCGGGCAAGCCGCTGCTGCGGCTGCCGCCCGAAATCCTGCAGCAACAGGGGGCGACCAGTTCCGGCGCGCTGCCGATGGTGCCGCGACTGCGGCCGGGTTCAAAAGCCCAGATCAACGACAAGGAGGTGTTCATTACCTCGGTTACGCTGAAAGAACACATCATGCAGATCAGTTGGCTGGCCGACCCCTGGTCACGCCGCCTGAAACGCCAGGGGGGCGCATGAAAGAGCAGATCCGAAAAATCGTGCTCAGGCTGTTTCCTGAGTTGAAGGCGGGCCACCATCTACCTCGTCTCGGTCGCGTGGTGGCGGTCTGTGACACACCGAAAGCAGGGCAGATCGCGGATCCGTTCCGGCCCCACTACGCCGTCGATATCGAGTTGCTGGACGAACAGGGCAGGCCGGATGCCAACCAGCCGCGCCTGCCGGCGGTACCGGTTTCCATCCCCGGCGGTGGCCCCGAATCCGGTTACTGGCAGTTACCGGCGCCTGGGACCTGGGTCGAAGTGGCCTTCATGTACGGGCGCGCTCACCTGCCGTTCGTGCGCGGTGTTCTGCCCCACTATCTGCCGTTGCCCGAGCTGGAGGAGGGTGCGGCCCTCTGGCAGCACAGCTATGCTAGCCGCCAAGCTGTTGACCACCAGGGCAACTGGCAGCGTGAAACCCTGGGCCGCATCGATGACAAGGCAAGGGAATACAGCCTCGAGGCGCTGCAGAAGACCGAGCAGCTGCAGCGGCACGATCTGGACGTAGCGGAGAGCGCTACCGAGACAGTGGGCGGCGTGAAGACCCTGGAGGCGCTGGGGGCGCTCTGGCTGCTGTCTGGCGGTGCGGCGAATCTTGCCAGCCTCGGTGTGCTGAATCTCGCCAGTGCCGACGATATCCAGGAAGCGGCCGGCAGAATGCGGCGTTCCTGGGCGAAGGATCTGCAGCACGTCGAGGTCGCCGCCGGCGGCAAGGTCTGGTTCGGCAGTGACTCCTTGAACGTCGTGCGCCACCTGCAGGATCTGACGGCGCTGGTCGAAAACTTGGCCGCGACTGTAGCCAGTCATACCCACCCGGACGTATCGAGCCCGAACCAGGCGGGAACGTTCACCGGTTATCAGCAACAAGCCAGCCAGCTGCAAACCAAGCTGGAGCCCATCATCGAGTAACCCTGAAGTAATACAAGGAGAGTCAAGGCAGTATCAACTTTACAAGGGCGACTGCCTGCGCCACCTGCAGGCGATTGAAGACGCAACGATCGACGCGCTGATCACCGACCCGCCGTACTCATCTGGCGGTCTGTTTCGCTCCGACAAGGTGCAGAGCACCGGTACCAAATACACCCACGGCGGCAAGAGCTTTGCCGACTTCCCGGGCGGCAACCGCGACCAGCGCGGCTTCCAGTTCTGGGCAACCATGTGGATGTCGGAGTGCTACCGGGCGATGAAGAACGGCGCACCGATCTGTGTGTTTACCGACTGGCGACAGCTGCCGCTGATGACCGACATCATGCAGGCGGCCGGCTTCGTCTGGCGGGGTGTCTACGTCTGGGACAAGCCCCGCCAGTTCATCGGCATCGAATACACCGACACCTACTACCAGGTAGCCAAAGACCGCCTCGAGCAAGCTGCCTGAGTCCCTAACGAGAGCCATGGCATCTGTCTTACACTTTGACCAGCACCTCGTCGTCATTCACTGTTTTGAAACGGGATTCGTCATCAGAATCCGCGTTTAGCTGAATTCCGCACTGGGTTTTGTAGCTGCGAAGACCGTCAACCTTCCTACGAGGGTTGGTGGTCGACTTGAATGTTATCTGGTCGGTATATCTGATGACCTCGTATTGCTGTCGATCTGCCTGGCTTTCGTAGATTCCCAAACTCTCAATTTTCAT